GATATTCTACTCATCCTAGAAGCAATTGAGGCACTATACTGATTAGATAGTAAAACCGAAGGGATAAGATTACCTTCGGTAATCGTAACAACTGAATAACACCACGAGTGCCCTAAAAGGCACTCTTTTTGCTCTAATATATAAAGATTAGTCTTTTTTATGTTATTAAATGTGTTTTTAAATGTATATGAGTTCTCCACACCCTTGTGGAAAAGTATCATATAATGTGTGTATTAAGGTGTATTTCTGTGGAAAAGTGTGTGTTTTAATGTCATATAGACCCTGAACTTATGTGCTTTTAAATGTGCTCAGGGGTTGTGATCTAAGCGAGCACTCTATCACACACTCGCAGAAATGTCAAGGGGGTGCTGATAAGTTTTCCCAGGGATTGACAACACAAAAATATCAGTCTTTCTTATAAATACTGATTGGAAGATTGACAATATCACTCAGGCATTCTATACTAGTAAAGTCATCACCACCGGACACCACTTATGTCAGTCGCTATTAGTCAGGCACAAAAGCAACGTTACAGAATCACCCTGGATTTAGAGGTGATGGAAGACTTCAACCCACACAATATTGATTGGGAGAGTCTATTTGAACTGGAAGGAAATGAGCAGCTGATTGATAGTTACATAGAGGACCTGAGTAATCCTGTCAGGTGGTAGTCTGGTAAGGTAAGCAAAGAGATTAAGAGATTCTGCAGACCGGTCAAAAGGGGTTGACGGGGGCGGTGAAAGGTGCCATACTATAAGAGTCAAAGGAAAAAAACCAAGATGACTCAAGCAACCATCACCATTTCACCCGCTGCCCTGCGGATCTCTGAGATCCTGGATGATGCCTGCGACAAACTCCACGCCACGATCGCTGAGATCTACGTTGCCAGCGTCGATGGGTTCGGCACCCCACGCCATCTCCTGGAGCGTGCGATGGAACTCGACGAATTCCAACTCACAGAAATCATCTGCAATTCTATGCCAGGTGATATCACTTTAGAAGATCTGGCATATGCAAGTGAGAGCGAAATCTATCGTATGTGCCATCAAGAACTTATTGCTGCTGTTTGACACTTAGCAGCACGGGGGTTGACATCAGTCTCCCTCCGTGATATGATGACAGGTGATATGACAGTTGTTTTGTTTTGTGCGCCCTTATATAAAAACGACGTACTACCCTAACCTACAGAGGTGACAGATCGCGATGGATATATAAAGCGACTTACAAATTCAAAAAGGAAAAAAAAAATCCGCGCAAAAAAAATCTATGGAAAAGGTTTATCACATCTATGCAAAAGAAGAGTGTTTATATAACAATCTAAGTGAAATACAATTTAATAAAACATGGAACGCCCTCAACGGTATGATTGGTCTAATGAAGACTGATTACACCTTTGAGGATTTATCATATGAGGAAGTAATTCAACATCATGGAGGTTGTGGTAAGGGTTTTTCTACAGAACCAAGGGGGGAAGATTCATATTGACAGACTACATAAACACTGATATAATTGAACTGAAGTAATTTCAAAGACATGGCAAAAGGATTTACTGTAAAGGCAAAAGCGCCGGTAGCAAAGAAAGCAGAATGGGACATTGATGGTATCAAAGCCCGTATGAAAGGAAAGACGATTGTATTTTGTTTACCTGGGAGAGGGTGTTCATTTACATTTCTGAAGAACTTTGTACAACTGTGCTTTGATATGGTACAGAATGGGATGAGTATTCAGATTAGTCAAGACTATTCTTCAATGGTAAACTTTGCACGATGTAAGTGTTTAGGAGCAAATGTATTGCGTGGACCTAAGCAAATTCCATGGGATGGTAAGTTAGCATATGACTATCAGTTATGGATTGATAGTGACATTGTGTTTAACACAGAAAAGTTTTGGCAGTTGTGTGATATGGCAATTGCAGAAGATGGAACAGAGAAAGAGATTGTTGGTGGATGGTATGCAACAGAGGATGGAGTTACCACATCAGTAGCACATTGGTTAGAGGAAGAAGAGTTCCGTACTAATGGTGGAGTCATGAACCATGAGACAGTGGAATCAATCAGTAAGAGGCGTAAGCCCTTTACTGTAGACTACACAGGTTTTGGATGGGTGCTCATTAAGAAGGGAGTATTTGAGAATCTTGAATACCCATGGTTTGCACCAAAGATGCAAGTCTTTGAGAGTGGTAATGTACAAGACATGTGTGGCGAAGATGTGTCGTTCTGTTTAGATGCAAAAGAAGAAGGATTTGAGATCTGGTGCGATCCACGTATCAGAGTTGGTCACGAAAAAACTCGCGTTATTTAAGAGGTAAGTTATGGCAGTTCGGAAATCATTATCAGGTACAGAGTTTGTGGAGTCACATCCCAAGAACACTCGTCAAGGGAACGGTAAGCATACAAAGTACGCCGCGTCGTCTCGTAATGGAGCAAAGAAGCGTTATCGTGGACAAGGCAAATAAGTAAATATATACATCAGTTATTAACTTTTGTATGCCTTGTTTGATTGCGAACCTTCCCTCATATGAGGTATGGGTAAGAAAAGAATATCTCACAGACCATCAATCAGGTCATGGTGAATTTGTAAAGGGCGTCTGGGTATCGGTTAAGTCGATACCTGGGCGTGCTTTTTATTTTGAGACATATTTACCTGAGTATGCAGCAATGTATGATAAGCTGCCTATAAGCGCGTTTGTAGCGTCTCCAGAGGTGCCTAAACCTGATATGCCACTACATAACCTACAGTTTTGGAATTGCATGGATTATGGCGTAACTGTAGTGCAGAAACAATTTATTGGTAGTATGCACTATGAATGTTATACAAGAGATTATGGACCACAAACTGGGACGTATATTTGTACAATTGATAACTATCATCAAGATCCTGATGCAGTTGACTATGCAACAAGTGAAAATCCATCAGAACATAAGTCACATAACCTAATTGGACTAGATAACGGACAGTTTGCATTGTATCCTAATAATAGGACACGAATTTATGACAATAGTTTAACACCTGAGGAACCAAAGATTCCAGATTTTAAGGTTTCAACTGTATATTATCAAGTTGAGAATGGTCATGACCGTGATGGACTTGGAAATGATGAAAATTATTTCTGGAAAACTGCAAAAGAACGTAAAACTACAGAAGATCAACCCGAAATCCCCGATTTTTAAGAAAATGAACGATTTTTTAGACAATCTAGCAAATGATCATCATCAAAAGATGCTTCGTGAAATTGCAAATGATGATTTAACACCTAAAAAGAAGGATAAAATCACTGAAACTGAATTATTTGAAGTAGAAACCAATCCTGAACCACTATATGAATAAAGTGCTAAGAATTATCATTAAATTACTTGATAAATAATACATAATTGCCCTATTGTTGTGCCTTTAGAGAGGATCAGTCAAGGTTTTAAAGATATTAGTATGACTTTTCAGACTAATCCTCTGACAAAAGATTTGATTGCACTAAAAAATGAAAATGCAATTGCAAGATCGGTAAAAAATATCGTACTTACAGTTCCTGGTGAGAAACCTTTTGATCCAAGATTTGGATGTCGTGTAACAGACTTACTTTTTGAGAATGTTGACGATATTACTGCAATTAATATTGAAACTGAGATAAGAAACTCACTTGAAAGATATGAACCAAGAGTTAAATTAACATCTGTAAGAGCAAGAGCTGATATGGATAGTAATTCTTTTGATGTTACAATCGTATATGATATTATAGGTGCAGATATTCCAGCACAACAATTAGAATTCGTATTGCAACCCACAAGGTAAAATGCCACTAGTAAATTTTACAAATCTAGATTTTGAGGGTGTTAAGTCTGCATTGACTGAATACCTCAAATCAAATTCAAACTTCACAGACTATGACTTTGAAGGTTCAAACTTATCGTCTATTGTAGACCTGTTAGCATATAATACGTATATTACTTCGTATAATGCCAACATGGTGGCAAATGAAGTTTTTATTGATACCGCAACTCTTAGAGAAAATGTGGTTGCACTTGCAAGAAACATTGGATATACCCCCAGATCAAGAAAAGCAGCAACTTCTTCAATTTCATTCTTTGTAGACACATCTAACATAACTCCCAGACCAGCGTCTCTAACCCTCCGTAAAGGGACTGTAGCAGCGTCTAATGGTCGGTTTGGTGGTACGTCAGGTGCATTCTGTATTTTAGATGATGTAACCGTTCCTGTGGTAAATGGTATTGCATCTTTTAATAACATTTCAATTTTTGAAGGATCAAGTTTAGTAAAGAATTTTACATATAGTGCTAGAAATCCACAACAAAAATTTATTTTACCAAATGCTGGTATTGACACCGAATTACTTAGAGTAACTGTAAAAAATAATCAATCATCTTCTGCATCTGTAACTTATACTCTACAAGATAATTTATTTTATGCTGGATCAAGTTCTAAAATCTATTACCT